GTTTTTGTGTTTTCTGAAGATTTTGATGAGGTGTGGGACGTGGAGGACGATGAGGTGCTAGAGTGTGGGTTAGAGAATCCTGAGTATTGTGAAAGTTGTCAATAGAGGGCGTTATGGGTATAAATGAAATTGGTATAAATAAAATTAAAAGAAATATAAATAAAAAAAAGCGTAAAGTTACTTTAGGCGCTGGGTCGGTTGACGCTGCGTACCGTAATACTATTAAAGCGCAGGAAGCTAGTTATGGTCGTGCTAGGCGAAGAGCTACGCAACGCCGTATGAAAAAAGCACGGGGACGGTTTTAATGGCGTATGGTTATGGTAAGCCTATGAAGGCTAAGAAGAAACGTAAGCCAAAGAAGCGTAAGAAGTAATGCCTTCTAAAAAAGATCCTCGTTTAGCTAGAGCTGGCGTGTCTGGGTATAATAAGCCAAAGCGTACTCCTAAGCATAAAACAAAGTCGCATGTTGTTGTAGCTAAAGAAGGTAATCAAATTAAAACTATTCGATTTGGGCAGCAGGGTAAAACTGGTGATAAGGGTAATACTGCTAGGTCTAGGTCGTTTAAAGCCCGTCATGCAAAAAACATTAAAAAAGGTAAGATGTCTGCTGCGTATTGGGCTAATAAAGTTAAATGGTAAATGGGTTCTGGTAAAGCTACTCCAGTAGAAAAATGGGCTGAGTACTTGTTGCTACGTCGTAGCATGAGTATATATCAAGCAGCGAAACAAGCTGGCGTTAATTACCATTCAGCTAGAGATAATGAATCTGGGCGTATATCTACACGCAATTATGTTATCGCTAAGGAACAAACAGAGCATGTTGGTGTTTCAACTATTCCTACGTATGCGGAGTTACCTGAGGAAGTGCAGGAATGCTGGGACAATATTGAAAAATTTGCTTTGCGCTATTTTGGTATTGTGTTGCAGCCTTGGCAGATAGAAGCCACTGAAAAAATATTTGAACTTTTTGAAACGCCTTTGGAAGAGTATTGTGTTATCAATGCACCGCCGGGCAGCGGTAAGTCAACGTTTTTTGCGAAAGTGCTTCCAGCATGGGCAACAGTCCGTAACAGGGCGATTAGAGGGATGCTCGGTTCCTCGACGCAACGTCTCGCTGAATGGTATACACGGCGTTTGCGTGCGGAGTTTGAACGTGAGCATGTTGCCCGTGCTGAGTTGAACGATTTGAAATTAGGTTTGGCTGTTGATGCTGAATGCACTATGCAGCAGGATTTTGGCCAGTTTAAACCTGACGCTAAAGAAATATGGCGTGCGGAGGCGTTTACTGTTGTGCAGCAGGGCGACGTGCCGTTGTCTCAGAAGGAGCCGTCGTGGTCTGCGTTTGGTATGGACTCTGGTTTTCTTGGTGGCCGTTTTGATCTTATTATTTGGGATGACGTTTGGGATCCTCGGAAGATGCGTAATAGCGAGTCACGTGCTGACATGTATCGGTGGTGGGATGAGGTAGCTGAAACTCGTTTGGAACCTGCTGGGTTGCTTATTTTGCAGGGGCAGCGTATGGCTTCTGACGATATTTACCGTTATGCGTTGGATAAAGTTGCGCCTGTTGATGACGATGTAGAAATTGAAGATGTTAATGACGGTAAAGTAGATCTTGAAGGCGAACGTAAATACACTCATCTTAAATTTAAAGTCCATTATGAAGATCGGTGCGAGCAGTTACATAAACCTAGTGACGTTGCTTACCCTGAGGGTTGTTTGTTGTATCCTCGGCGGTTGCCTTGGCGACGTATACGACATATTAAAGCGCAAACACCTGACCGTTATGAAATTTTGTATCAGCAGGAAGACACTGACCCGTCGTCGGTGCTAGTTGATCCTCTTTGGATTTCTGGCGGTACTGGCAATAACGGGGTTGAGTATATTGGGTGTTGGGATAATGACCGTGATTTGTGGGAAGTGCCGAAGTATTTGGCTGGCGAAGTAATGGTAATTGCGTCGGCTGATCCGTCTCCGTCTAATTTTTGGGCGTTGCAATGTTGGGCGTATTGTCCTGAATCCGAGTACAGGTATTTGTTAGAATCGCATAGAAAAAAAATGGACGCTCCTTCTTTTTTGGATTGGAACCATGATACGCAAAGTTTTACTGGTATAGCTGAGGAGTGGTGGCAGATAAGTAACGATATTGGCTATCCGATTACGCATTGGATAGTTGAAGCGAACGCTGCTCAGAAATTTATTTTGCAGTACGATCATTTTCGGCGGTGGTCTGCGTTGCGTGGTGTAGAGCTTATACCTCATTACACGCATTCTCGTAATAAAGGTGACCCTAAGTATGGTGTGCAGATGTTGGCTCCGTTGTATCGTTTGGGTCGTATCCGGCTTGCAGGGAAACAAGGAACTAATGCTAGACCTAATTCGTTAAGTTTAGTTAATGAAGTAACAAAATGGAATCCAGAAGGCACAGGGTCTAGAACTGATGACTGTGTAATGGCACAATGGTTTGTAGAACATAATCTGGAGAAACTATACGTACCTGCAATTAAGCCATTAAAACAATGGCGACCTACGTGGGTAACAGCAGAAAGCTAAAACATTGAAAACAGCAGAAGAAATTGTAGACCTGTACTACACCCGTTCATCTAATAATGCTGGTGTAAAAGAAAAAATGCGACATATACGTGACCATTACAATGGCGATGTTATTGTTCCGCTTCCTGAAATAGATACGACAGAATCTTCTGCTGTAGCTAATTTGTTGGCGCAGGGTTTAGATCAAACTGCTATGCGTATAGCGTCAGTTACTCCTGATATTATTTGCCCTCCTGAAGATGAAACATCTAAACAAGCTCAGAAATATTCTGCGATTCGTCGTAAAGCGTTGTTTGGTTGGTGGCAGAACTCAAGAATTGACATGCAACTGGCTAAGAGAGCACGTCATTTAATTGGGTATTCTAACACTATTGTTCAGATACGTTTTAATCAAGAAAAAGGATGTCCGACGTGGCATGTTCGTGACCCGTTAACAGCGTATCCGTCTAATTTACGTGGCGCTGATAATATGACTCCTTCTGATTGCGTGTTTGGATATGAACGTTCGTATGGTTGGGTTAGAAAATCTTATCCTGAAGCTGCTTTGCGGTTTGCTGGCGTTTCTAACGCTCCGTTAGATAATGATAAACCGATTGAACTTATTGAGTATGTGGACCATGAAGAGTATGTGCTTGTAGCGGTCCGGCATCCAGCTAATAGCGTTGGCATGTATTCACGTAATAATGATACTGGGCCTGTTGTTGCTGAGTTAGAACGAACACCTAACCCTACAGGCGTATGCCCTGTTATTATGGCAGAACGTATTTCTTTAGATCAACCTAACGGCCAGTTTGATGGCATTCTTGGAATGTATCAACAGCAAGCAAAACTTATGGCGTTGGAAGTGATAGCCGTTCAGAAAGGTATTTTTCCTGATACGTGGCTTGTTGGTCGTGCTGGTGAGCAACCAAATATTGTTAATCCTGCGAATGGTTTAACTGGAGAAGTTGGTGTTATTCGTGGCGGTGATTTAAGAGATATGCAATTAAATGTAGGGTTTATGACGAACCCTGCGATTGATCGTTTAGAAAGGGCGCAGCGTTTAACTGCTGGTGTCCCTGCCGAATTTGGTGGAGAATCTACTAGCAATATTCGTACTGGTCGTCGTGGCGACGCTGTGCTTTCTGCGGTTGTTGATTTTGCTGTGCAAGAATCTCAAAAAATACTTGCTCGTTCTTTAGAAGCAGAAAATAAAATAGCTATTGCTATGGCTAAATCGTATGCTGGCAATAAATCTAAATCGTTTTATGTTTCTATGAATAAAGTGAAAGGCAAAGTAGATTATGTCCCCAACAAACATTTTACAACCGACGACAACGTTGTTTCGTACAGTCAGGCTGGCGCTGATATTAACAACCTTGTTATCGCTGGTGGTCAACGTTTGGCTATGGGTACAATGTCGAAAGAATCGTTTATGAAAATAGATCCTCTTGTTGAGGATGTTGAAGCTGAACTTGATTCTGTTACTGCGGAACAATTAGAAGGAAGTTTGCTTGCTAGTTTGCAGCAACAAGCAGCAGGAGGGGCGATACCGCCTTCTGATCTTGCTCGAATTATTGATCTTGTTAAATCAGATAAAGCTGAACTTGCTGAAGCTGTTGAAAAAGTACAGCGTGAAGCGCAAGAAAGGCAAGCCACAATGGTTTCGCCTACATCCCCTGAAGCACAAGCTGGTATAGCCCAAGCCGGAGCAGGAGCAGAGGCAATGGCTAGTCCACCTCCTCCTGCTCAAGGTGGGGCTGGCGGTTTGCGTGAGTTGTTAGGAGCGTTGTAATGCCTAGAAAAGGTAAAGGACAAAAAATACAAACTGTTGCTGACCAACAGTATGGTAAAGTTAAAGAGCAACGTGAAGCGCAAGCTGTTGTTCCTTTGCCACGGATGGAAGAACCTCCTAGAGTTGCTATGAAAGCTGGTGAAGTTCCTTTTAATAGGCCGACAGAACGACGCAATGAATCTGTGTTAACTCCTCAATCGACAAGACCTGCGAGTAGACCAATATCGGCAACACGTAAATTTCAAATGTTGACTTCATTGCCTGTTTTAGAAAAAATGGCTTCTCAACGAGATGCTTCACCAGAGTTGAGGCAAATAGTTCGTGAGATGCGTGTAGCGATTGGACCTATAGAAGAACTAGGTTCGTAACGTGGGCTTGTACGATTATCTTAAAGACAAAGCAGGCGACGCACAAAATCTTCTTGACAAGGTTATTCCTGACCCGATACAAGAAGCAGCAAAAAGTGTTCCTATTTATGGGGAATTGTTTCAACCTCAACGTGCTGTTACTGAAACGCTTAGACCTTTTGTAGCCACTACTAATCTTTTTCGTGGCGCTGGAGGCACAGTTGTTGTAATAGGTAAAAACCTTTTATTTGATAGTGGAAGACAAATTTTTGGTAATGGCGACAGAGTAGCTCTTTGGGAAGACCCGTTAGCTGCAATAATTCAATACGGTAGAGAAGACATAGCACGTGATATTTTAGGTTTACCTCTTGACCCTGAAAATGAAGGCATGGGATCTGGCTATGGATTGTTTGCCCGTAAAGGTTTAGGTGGCGGTACTTTTGGTTTAGTTCCAGAAGAAATACGTGATGTTACAAGACCTGCTGTTCAAGAAGGCGTAGAAGGTTTGCATTGGGCTTTTAATAATTTAGTAGATAATCCATTGTCAATGACATTTACGATGATAAATAGAGTGCAAAACGCAGCAGGAAATAACCCTTTAAATTTGCTTGATTACAATACGTACAGTGTTTTATTTGACGCTAACGAATGGAAACAAGCATACGATGTTGCATGGGTTCAAGAACGTTCAGCAGGTCAAGCGTTAGCTACTGGTGTATATGCAATAGATCCATTTGATGAAGAAGCTTATAACGCTATTAAAACAAACGATTTATTTACTGTTATTTCAGGTACAGCAGATTTAATTAAAGAATGGAAAGATCCTTTAGAAAGAGCTATTAGAGGAACTAAAAACATATCACGTGGTGAAACGGCAATAGTTAAGTTAAACGACGCTGGAGATCTTGTAAGAATATATGATTATGGTGTTCCGTTTATGCCAGTTCGTCAAGCTATGCCTAATAAAATATGGGTTGTTGAAGGAACTGGTAATGTTCGTAAAATTGTTTACGATAAAGATATAACAACGTCAGCGATTCAAAAACCAGATAGTTTAACGCCTCCTCAAGGGATGGTTTCTAAAGTTAAAGATCGGTTTAATAAGCCTAATAATTTAACTGAACAAGATTTAGCGTTGCGTAAAACTGTTACAACTGAACAAGCTAAAGGTATGGCTGAAAGCAAATGGTTTAATGACACGTGGAATACGGTTATGGACGCTGTTCCTGATAATAAATTTTCTGCACAGTATAAGTCTAGTAAGATTGTTTCTACTAACGCTGACCAAACATTAATTAATGAACGTGGTGTTCGTTGGAGACAAGCTGCTGGTAGGAAAAATAATACTAAATTACCTGAGCGTGTGCAGACAGCGTTAGCTACTGCTCCTAGTAAACTTGCTGCTCAAAGAATTTTGCGTGAGTATTTAGGCGATACAACTGTTAAGGGTGAAATAGCAGAAGTTATTAGGCAAGCTGGCGCTGTTTTAATAGATAGTGATTATGGTAAGAGAATTAAATTATTAGATGACGTTGATCGTGCTATAACTAGGGCAAGAAAACGTATTAACGGTACTAACGGTAAAATATCTACGTTAAGAAATAGGATTGAAAAGTTACAAGAAAAACGTGAATTAATTTCTACAAAAGTTTTGCCTGTTGAAATACAACAAGCACGTAGAATTTCTGATTCGTTTGAAGGTGGTATTGAATCTGTAGATGCTACTCGTCGGCGTATTCTTAAAACTAGACGTGCTGCTAATACCAGAGAAATAAATGCTCTTAAACAAGAAATAGAAGATTTAAAAGTTGAACGGGTTAAAGATGAAAATTTTGTTCGGGAAGAATCTGTTAGAAACGATGCGTTAGAAGCGGAATTAAAAATTGAAGGTCAAGTTTTTAATGATGTTCATTGGGAATACCATTTTGATTTTTATAATCAGATTAAAGTATCGCAACAAAAGAAAGTTACTTTAGATGCTAACGGTGATGTGTCGCTTCCTAAATCGCAAGTTAATGAATGGGATGATTTAGATAGAATTACTGCTCAAATTGTTGTAGATAAAATTGTTGAAGATGCTTTGTTGGCTGACAATATTGTTAAATCTGTTGGCAATAGAAAAATTTATCAACCGATTGGTGTAGTTCATAGGAATCATTTAAATAAAGTAAAAGAAACTACTGGCAATAAATTTACGTCTAATCATGACACTGTTGTTACTACTTTTGATAAGGCGTATTCAAATCCGTCTGTGTTTTTGCCTTTGGGAATAAAGGCTTTAAAAATATTTACTAGCCGTGTGCCTCAAGGCTTAATCCATTTTACTGATTTAGGTGGGCAATCTACGATTATGTTTGAGCGTGTTATTGAAGACGCTTCAGAATTTGTTATTGGTGGGAAAAGATTGCTTTCTGAAAAAGAAGCTGTAGAGATTTTAGGCAAATGGAATGAATATGTTTTTAAAGGTGAAGATTACTCAACGTTTGTTGAATATTACACAGCAACAATGAACAAATTGGTTTACAGGGCTGAAGGCATGATGCGTAAACAAGATATTAAAATTTATGACGATACAGGCGCATTAGTTGATATACCTAAAGACTATCTTGTTAAGCAATTAAATGGCGCTCAAAAAGATTTTCTTAATAGGTTAGATAATAAAGAATTTAAACCTATTGATATGAGTGAAACTAAGTACACTGTTGATGAAACTGGGATGCGTGGCAAACGTATATACGATAAAGATGGTCAACTTGTAACAGAACGTAAAGCGTATACTGAGGAGCATACGTATACTAACGTTCCTGTTAATGAAGGCATACATACGTATACGTATAATTTAAGTTTAGCTCAGTTAGCTGAATGTTCTATTATTCCTAGATTTGATTTGTTGCAACGTGAAATTAATAGATCAATGAATAGAACTGATTATTTTGGTAGCGGTAAACGTGGAACGCAAAAAGAAGGAAAGTTAGTAGATCTTAAACGAAGCAAATACGCTAAGGCAGTTCCTGTGGCTGCTAAAGGTTTACAGGAAGTTTGGACTGCTGGTAAATTGTTAACGCCTCGTTGGACTGTGCGTGTGTTAACTGATGAAAAGTTGCGTGCTGCTGCTGTTATGGGAGTACTACCTATGTTAGGTACGCTTAACAAAGGGTTTAATCGTTGGGTTCAAAATATGCAGGCACGTGGTTTGAATTTGACTGATGAAGGTTTTTCTGTTGCGTTGCGAAATGAATTAAATAAAGATTTTGCAAAAAGTAAAGACGTGCCAAAAGTTTCTGATGATGCGACGCTAATAGATATAGTTAAATTTGTTGAAGAACGAGGTTTAAATTTAGAAGCTGTTATGGATAGTGCTTCTGCTCGTTATATAGAAGACGCTTTAAGAGCTAAAGAAGAAGCTACTAAAATAAGCCCTTCACGTAGAAAAGGTCTTGGTGTAACTGCACGTGCGCTTGTAGGGGGTATGGTTAATCCTTTGCTTGGGGCTGGTTGGGGTTTTAGATATTGGAAAAACCGTACTAAGAATTTACAAAAGTATGCTGTTAAAAGTTCAGCAGCGCAATTAGCGAATGCGTTTCAAATTGACGCTGCACGTATAATAGGAGAAGCAGCAGATGATATAACTGTTATAGAACTTGCTGAACGTTTAAGTTCTAGTGGCGATCAGTTGTTAAAAGATTTAGCGTGGCTTGAAGATGAATATAATTTTGGTTTGTCTTGGGCTGATAAAGATAAGGTTGTTAGTTTATTTGACCAAGCTGATATGTGGTGGGAAAAAGCTGGTTACCCTAGACAAACTATTGGTAATAGAACTTTTGGTAATGCGTGGGGTTCTGATTTAAGGTTCCAACGCATGTCTCAAAGGCAGTTATCTAGCGCTAATAGTCTTGACACATCTATGCGTGGACCTGTTGCTGCTGCTAAACGCCAAATAAATGAAAACATAGGTGAAGGATGGGAAATTGTTGATGTTCTTAAAGAAGGTGTTACTGCTTCTCAGATGAGAACAGCGTGGACACGTACTTATATGCAGATGTCACGTACAGGTACTAACGAAATATCATTTTACAACATTATGTATAATGACAGTTTGTCTCACGTGCAAAAAGTTGAAGCTATTGCTGCTTTAATTGAGAACACGCCTCGTTTGCAACGTAAGTATCAAATAAAAGGTTATGAAGGAAAAGGCGCTGATAGAAAAATATTTAAAGAAATAGCTGAAGACGCTATTGATGAAGTTAATGATTTTCTTCCTCCTGAATATTTCCCTGATTTGCGTGCCAAGGTGCGTGCAGGTGAGGAAATTAGTTGGGATGATGTTAAATCGACATTAACTGATCCAGAGTTTATAGCTAGACATGGATTTGATGGTAGTAAAGCTAACGAAATTATTGCTCAAATTCGTATAAAAGATAACTCTTCACGTGGAGGGTTTGGTAAAGCTAGAGATTCTATTAGTCAACCATCAGCAAAACAAGAAGGTTTTATAAAATGGACACGTGATTTGATTGATAAAACATTTCAAAATCTTGGCACAGGCGCAGCAGATGATATTTCAAGAGGACCATTTTTTGAATCTAGGTATAGGACGCATTTAATAGATAGCGCAGCGCCTTACGCTAAAGCTGACGGCACGTATGATTTAACGCCTGCTGATATTATTCGTATGGAAGACGAAGCACGTAAAGCAGCTTTTAAAGATACTAGAGAAGTTATGTATGAGCTAGCTGAACACAGCGAATTTGCTGAAATGGTTGGTTTTATGTCGCCGTTCTTTAATGCGTGGCAAGAAGTTATTGGCAGGTGGGCTGGGCTAGCTATAGAAAATCCTGCGTTTGTTTATAAAGGTGTTCGGTTGTTTACTAAAGATGATGTTGAATTGCCGATCCTAGGGTTGACGCAAGAAGAAGATCAATACGGGAATTTAAATGTTGTGTTTAGGCCTAGCAATAGCGCTCTTGCATCGTTGTTAGTTAATCCTAAATTTACTAATAGTATTAGTGACGCTGCTAATCAGGTGTTGCCTAGTTCTCCTATTGGTAGTGTCGGTGAGCTTGTTGACGAGGTTGGAATTAAGTTAGATAAAGATGGGTTGTTTACGATGTTGACTAAAACAACTCCTAGTGCTGGCCCGTTTATTACGTTGCCTTTACGAACGTTTATGTTTGATTTTAAAAAACCTGAAATAGAAGAAGTTGCTGGATGGATGTTCCCATTTGGCCATCCAGATGGAAACTTTGCTGAACGTTTGATTCAAGAATTTACTCCGTCATGGGCCGATCATTTATACTACACAGCGTTAGATCCAGATAACCCTTTCCGTTTTGGCAATAAACAAAACTACGGATTGACCATGATTGATATGGTGACTTACCTTGACGTTAAAGCTAGAGAAGCAGGAACTCCTTACGACTACACTGACCCTGAAGTACAAAGTAGTGTTATAGCTAAAGCTGAAGAAATGACACAAAGTGTCGGGTTTTTAAAGTTTCTTGCAACTACTGTAATACCTGTAGCTTCTGCTGAAGGTTCTCCGTATGAACCGTATATTATAAAATTAAATGAATTAGAAGAACAGGGTAGAGCTTTAGGTTTAGAACCTGAATGGGCTGTTAACCAATTCCTTAGTATTTACGGTGAAGAGTTTTTCTTTCTAAGCGGTAACGCAACTAGAAACGCTAAAGGTGTTGCTCCGACAATAGAGTCGTTTAAATTATCTCAAGAACATAAAGATTTTATAGAAAAATATCCTGTAATGACTTCTGTTGTAACTAATTCTTTGCGTGTTAGCGCTATTGAAGATGGGGCGTTTTCACCGGCTGTTCAACAAATTTTTATGAATGAAGGATGGCGTGAAATTTATACGCCTGAAGAATTTATTAAACAGACAGAAGTGTCACGTGGGTATACTGAATTAAACGCTTGGAAAGATAGCCCGATAGATGGTGTAGAAGGAAGCCCGTCTTATAATCAGTTGTTGTATGCTAATGATGGGTTAAGTAATTCGCCTTCTGCTGCTGTTCATTCTGGTTTGAAGCTATATTATGATCTTAAAAAAGCAGAACTTAGTGAAAAATATCCGTTGTTTGGTGAAGCGATTGAAGAATTTAGTTCTTCTAATTATATTGCTGAGGTGATGGAAGGCGCTAGGGCTTTGGTTGAAGAACCGTCGTTAGCGTATAAGCCTTGGATTGGTAGCCTTGTAGAGTATTTAGATATTCGGAACGATTTTGAAAATGATTTGAGAAGGTTGCCTAGTAGTTCTTTGGAAGCTGATAACAATAGGTTATTAATGTATGAGTGGGATCAAGTTAGATCTGAATTTGCTACTAGGCCAGATTTTGCTTTGTTTTATTCAAGGTTTTTAGAGAATGATCTTATTCCCAAGAACAGTTGGGCAGACTAGGATAGTGTTATGGAGTTAAGCGATAAAGCTAAAGATAATTTAAAAAGAGTATTCGGCGACAACGTAGGTGAGCAATATATTGCACTGTATGAATCTGTTGAAGATTCTATAATTTTTAAACAAATTGAAAAAAGTTGGGAAACTGATTTTGCAAGTACCGAAGAATATGATGCAAACTCGTTGCTTACACAACCGGAAATACTTGGAGTTTTTAATCAAACAATTCTTGAAAATAAGAAATTAATAGAACTTAGTTCAGTAAATCCTGAAGGTGTTACTAAAGATGAATTAGATAGTTTTCTTATAGAGGTAAGAGACAGCGATGAGTTTAAAAGTGTTTTGTCGTTAACTACTCCTACTTTGGGAACAATTAATCCTGAAATGGTTAGAGAAGGATTTATCCCTGAAGGCACAGAAGGGGTAGTAGCACCAGCTACGTCTTTGGGAGTTAGACCTACACCAGAAACTACTTATAGTACTGATGAGGAAGAAGCGTTAGCTGAGCTTTTTTCTGAAACTGATGAATGGTTTATTAAAGAAAATATAGGTGAAGTACTTAATTATTTGCCAGATGACCAGAAAGCATTAATAGCTATTGAATTAGCGTTTGTCGGTATTGGCAATATGGGCGATATTTTTAAGTCTGATGGTTCGTTTGACAATATTGCGTTTAATAACCAGATGCTAGAAGCGTATAGAATGATGGAAATTGCTAAACCTACGTTGCCTGTTACTGATGTAGATAATATTCCAGTAGCTGCCCAGTTTGGTACTGGTGATCCGACAACGTTTAATATTTTAACTGGTCAAAGCGGAAGAACAGTAGAAGAAATACAGGCTTTATTTGAATTAGGTATAAGCCAAGAACGAGAACAAGAAGGTTACAAAGATTACGACCCTGTGTATTTAATGGATGCTGTTAATAACAAAGCTGGCCAGATGTTAGGTATTGAATTAACAGAAGCGCAGAAACGAGCGTTTGTTGTTTTTATGAAAGAAACGGTTGACCATTATTATATGGATAATATGCAAATGCCTATGGTAGATTCTCAAGCTAAAAAGTTTGTGCAAGAAGAGTTCCCTAAATTGTCTCTAGCTGAAGCTGAGGGTTCGACTATTAGAGCTATTGAAGCTGCTGTTAGGAATATGTAATGATAGATTTGGGTTATGTTTTTGCGTTGGTTGGTAGTGTTGCTGATGGGAGGCACTATGGCTGTACCTGATATTGATTGGAACCAGCTTGAGCAGATAGCTGAAACTGATTCTGAGTTGCGTTCAGCTTTAGATGTTGTTACTGCTCGTATGCCGGAACCTGCATCTACGCCGGAACCTGCATCAAGTCTGGCTACTGAATCAGACCAGCAAGCAAAGGCTTTGTTGCTTGCTCATGAAGGCGATAAATTTGATTCACGTACACAACGTCATTATGTGTATGAAGATTCAGAAGGCAAACCGACAATAGGTTATGGGCATCTTGTTAGAGATGGAGAAAATTTTTCTGGTGGTATTACTGACGAGCAGGCTTTAGCTTTATTTGACAAAGATTTTCAGATCCATAAAGAAATTTTGTTTGCAGAGTTAGCGTTAAATGAAGGTTCAATGTTTGCTAACAGTAGTTATTCTGAAGCTGGCAATAATTGGCAATACGCTTTTTTACACCCTATTGTTGGACAAAACATTAACTATATTGACGGTGGAGAATTAAGTGTTACTGCTGATGATAATGGCAATACTACGATTAGTGGTTTTGCTAACAGGGAAGAATTGTTAACTGCTGGGCAAGCACGTTATGAGCAAATGCCTGCAAACGTTCAAGCTGCTGTTTTGTCTGTTACGTATAATTATGGGTCAACTGGTCCGCAAACTATTCGTGAAGTCAATAAAGCTATAGATTCTGGAGATTATGTTTCATTAGCAAACCATTATAAAACAACATTAGCTAACGAGAATCAAGGTAAATTACGTAATAGGCGAAATGACGAAGCTAATCTTATTAGTATTGGTAAAAGCGTGCAGGTTAGGCAGAGCGCTGAAATGAAAGGTAGTACTCTTAATAGGCTTAATGTCCCTGATGTGTTTGGTGGGTCGTATGGCTTGGTCGCTCAAGATATGTCAACATTTGAACAAGCTGGGAAAACAACTCCAGTTCAGCGTGGCGCTCAGAAATCAAGTAGCAGCGGACCATTTTTAGGGGTTCCGCTTTCTGCGGATACGTTAGGTGATGCGATTGGCTTAAGCGAACAATACGGTGCGTTTGGTTTCTTTATGTATGACCGTAATGAAAGAGGGGATTTATTTATAGGGGTTGATATTAATGGCAATCCTGTTGCATATAACGATCCTTCAGCTTTAACACAAGTAGACGTTGTTAGTTATATAGAAACAATGACTAATATAGATCCGACAACAGATATAGCAAAAACGACTCAAATTCCGAGTTTGTTGCGTAAAACTCAATGGGGGATGGAAAATAATTCACGTATGCGTGAGTTCGATGTCGAGTATCAAAAGAAGAGTGAGGCAGATCGTTTAGAATTTTTGCAAGCGACTATCGATGAAGTAAGCGATGGCTTTAGAGCGATTGGGTATGATTTAACTGACCAAGAAATTTATGATGTAGCTTATAATTTTCAAAGGTTACATGGTCCTGTCACACAAGCAAATACTGATACGTTGTATAAAACTATTTTTGCTGCGGTTGAAAATAAAGAAATGGTTAATGAGTTAAATGAATTTGAAGGAATGGTAGAGAATACTTTAGTGGATGCTGGTAATTATTATTTAACTATGGATGAAGATGAAGCTAGAGGATATGCAGAGCAGTTGCTTACTGGTGATTTAAGTCAAGCAGAACTTACACAAATATTGCAAGCAAAGGCAGCTATAGCGTATCCGCATCTTGCAGAACAAGCTACAGAGTTAGGGGTAACTCCTAAAACATTGCTTGGCAATACTGAAGTTCGTATTGAAAATTTGTTAGGTAAGAAAGTTGATTTGCGTGATAGTCAATGGAATCCGGTTATAAATTATGTTGATGATTCAGGTAGGCCTAGGTTGATGACTACTTGGGAAGCAGAAAATTATGTGCGATCTACTGAAGATTATTTAGGTAGTAACAAAGGGCAAGAAAAGATATATAGTCTTGTTGATGCTTTAGCTGATTCGTTTGGAAGGGTTTAGATATGGCAAATGGACCGTTTTTAGGAGTTCCTTCGCAAGAAGAAATTGATGCAAACATACAACAAGGAAGTCAATTTGCGCTTGATTCGGTCAGGTCGTTTGATGCGGAAACAGATGAGCCGTATGTAGCGCCAAATCCTTTTATAGATCAAAATACAACAGTACCAGAATATAATGCAGACGAAGCATACGAAATACTTGAATCGTTATTAAATCAATATAATTTACCTTTATCTTTAGTAGATCAAATTAAAGAATGGGTTGCTTTAGATCTTTCAGTTCAGCAGATGACAATTCGGTTACGAGGAACAGATGAATATAAAGATCGGTTTGCTGGTATGGCTCTCCGTAGAGAAAACGGTTTGAATCAAGTTTCAGAAGATAGATACCTTGAATTAGAAAGTAATTACGCTAGTGTTTTAGCTGAATTTGGTTTGCCTAAATCTTTTTATGATTCGCCTGAAGATTTTGCGTCTTTTATAGGCAACGATGTTTCGCCTGAAGAATTTGCTACACGTACAGCGTTAGCAGCGCAAGCAGTATCAGAAATTGACCCTAATTTAGATGAAGAGCTACGGCGGTTGTATCCAGAAATAGACGACGGAGATTTAATATCGTATTTCTTAGACCCTGATAGGGCCGTTACTTTAATGGAATTAAAACTGCAAATGACCGCTGCTGGGTTATCTTCTACAGCTAAAAGCACTTTAGGTGAAGGGTTTAGTACTGGTGTGGCTGAACAGTTAGCTAGGCAACCTGATGTGCAACCAGTTTCAGTGCGTGCTTTAGCATCTAGCGCTGGTTTAACACAGTCTACGTTAAGAAGCGAAGGCGTTTCTGTTGATACGTTAGCTTCTTCTGCTTTTGGTTTAGACGCTGATGACGCTACTTTAGTTAGGCGTATACGTGAAAGAAGGCAACAGACGCAACAGTCTGGAGCTGGTGGTTTGTTGCAACAAACTGGTGCTTCTGGGCTAGGCGCTGCACAAATGGCTTAGGTTGTAGACACAAACCTTAATTCTTTATATATTTATATTTGTGATCTGCCCCATTAAGAGGGTGAGCCGTTCACACACAAAAAAAATTAACTCCGCTAACATGCCACCGTTGTTAGCGTGTACCAGAGGTGAGTGACATAATGGAAAATGAGTCTACAGAAACCGAAGAAGTTTCTAGTACTGAATCCAAACCAAATTGGCGTAGAGAACTTGAAGCGAAAGCTGCGAGGGCTACTGAGCTTGAAGCGCAAGTTGAGCAGATGCAACGTAAAGAAGTGTTCCGTGATGCTGGCTTAGATCCATCTAATAAGATGACTGAGTATTTCATGAAAGGCTACGAAGGCGAGCTATCTGTTCAAGCGATACAAGCTGAGGCTAACGATGCTGGGTTGTCTGCTATGACGACTACAGCTAGTATCGGCAATTTGGCAGAGCAGCAGGCGCAAGCAAATCAGTTTGAAACGGAGCGTAGAATCCAACAAGCTGGCGATGATGCTGGTCCTGTGGCAGACGCTAACCTTATTGAGTTAATTAAACAAACTAAAAACCCTGAGGAATTACGGGCGATTTGGGAAGCTAATGGCGGTACTTGGAACGCAATGGTGTAAGTAGGCTCCAAACTTAATTGGAGAAACTACAATGGCAACTACAGGAACGGGACAAGTAAGTTCCGATACCGCCGCATTTGAACAGTTAGCGTATTTCGCTCTCCGTTCACAACCTATGTTTGAGATGGTATGTGACGTAAAGTCAACTAACCAGTCTCATGCAGGTGCTAGCGTACAATTCAACATTTATAGTGACCTTGCCCAAGCTACATCAGCTCTCACTGAAGCCAGTGACGTAAGTGCTGTTGCGCTTGGTGATTCAACGGTTACTGTAACTCTTGCTGAATATGGTAACGCTGTCACCACAACCGCTAAACTCCGTGGAACCAGCTTCTTAAACGTAGACGCTGACGCTGCGAACATTATCGGTTACAACATGGCCAACAGCCTCGACAATATCGTTCACGGTATTCTTGTCGCTGGAAGCAACGTGCTGTACGGTGGCGATGCCACAGCTACAGGAGAACTAGCAGCAGGCGATATTATGACCGCTGCTCTTGTCCGTAAAGCTGTTGCTAATGCCCGTGCTGCATCTGCACCTACTTTTGATGGAGGCGTTTACGTTGGATTTATCCACCCTGACGTTTCCTACGATTTACGAAATGCTAGTACGGTAACTGACGTAATCGCACACCAAAACCAGCAAGACGCTGGCGCTATCCGAACAGGTAGCATTGGTGTTTATGGTGGTGTTGACTTCATTGAAACCCCACGTTTGGACATTGGTACAAACGCTGGTGCTTCTAATGTTGACGAGTATGAAACCATTATCTGTGGTAAGCAAGCTATGGCAAAAGCCGTTAGCCGTGCAGCCGGATTTGGTGAAGACCCCAGTGTCGTATTTGGTCCTACAACTGATCTCCTCCGACGTTTCAACCACGTTGGCTGGTATCACCTTGTTGGGTACTCACGATTCCGTGAAGCATCCATCAGAAGGATTGAATCTTCATCCTCAATAGGCGCTAACTAATAGCTCCTAACGATAGTTTGGGAAGGCTAACTTTACTGGGAGGTTGGCCTTCCCTCTATCTTTTAATGTGTTAGTATATTATTATTAACGGTTATGGAAGACGAACAAGTAGATGTGGTTATAACTGCTGAGACGATACAAGCCAGTGTTGTAACTGATAAGGAGAACGCTGATGGCTAGCGGACTTTATGGGATAACGTTCCTAAACGCTTTAAAAAATACTCTTGCGTTAGATTTAGACAGCGACACTATTAAAATAATGTTAGTTACGTCGTCGTATACGCCTGATTTTGGAGCGCACGATTTTAAAGCTGATGTAAGTAATGAAGTTTCTGGAACTAATTATACTGCTGGTGGTAATACGTTAAGTAGTTTGGCTTTAACTCAGACAGGTGGCACTATTAAGTTTGATGCTGCCGATACGTCATGGTCATCTGCGACGATTACAGACGCTAGAGGCGCTGTGATTTATGACGATTCTTTAACTGATGATCCTCTTATTGCGTACATTGATTTTGGTGCTGATTTCTCGTCGAGTAATGGCACGTTTACGATTGCGTTTAATGCTGGTGGTATTTTTACGATTGATTTAACTCCGTAGGAGGGTGAATGGCTGCAACAAATTATCCAAGTAGTTTAGATAGCACAAGTAATCTTCCGAGTAGTATCTCTGAAACTGCTAATCTTAATTCACCTAATCATGCTGATATGCATGAGGTTACCAATACGGCGATTGTTCAAATTGAGGAGAAGGTAGGTACTGGTGATACTACTGCTTCTACTGGCGCTGTTCTTATAGGTACTGGTTCTGGGGCTTCTGCTTGGGATACGTCACCTACGTTTCTTGGCGATGTAACTGTTGGCGTTAATGATACTGGCCATGACGTTAAGTTCTTTGGTGCTTCTGCGGATCATTGGATGCTTTGGGATCAAGCGTATGATGCTTTAGTTCTAACTCAAGATAGCGGTATATATTTTTATGATAGAGGTGGCGAAAGAATTGTAGCTGCTGGTGATGGGCATTTAACTATGGATGCTGGTACTACGTTGGATTTCACAGCACCAACGATTGATTTGAATGCTTCTACAATAGTTACTATAGATGGTGACGTTGACCTTAACGGCGCTTTAGATGTTTCTGGCACTTTAAAAGTTGCTAATGGGTCTGACAGCGCCCCTTCTTTAACGTTTGCTAGTGACCCTGATCTTGGTTTTTTTCGATCAGCAGCAAACAACATGGGTTTTAAAGCTACGTTACCTACAGTTACAAGTTACACAACGTTACGTCGAGGAGAAGACGCTAGTGGCAGGACGTTAGTAATAGGTGCAGATAGTTCGTCAAAACGGTATAAAGAAAATATTGAAAACTTTACCAAATCAGATTGGGAAAATGTTTACAATTTACAAGCTGTAAAGTTTAACTGGAAAGAAGAAATAAACGCACAACGTACACGATCATTTGGTTTAATAGCAGAAGACGTAGCCGAACAAATCCCAGAACTAGGCGTTTACCGTGTTGTCGATAGTGAAGGCGACACACCTGTCGTTGACTCAGTAAACTACGAACAACTATGCGTGTATTTGCTTGAAGTTGTTAAAGATCTAAATAGCCGTTTAGAAACATTGGAAGGATAATAATGGAACTCAGCCCAGTAGAGATACTTCAAGAAGTAGAAAGACAATTTCCGCTACAACTACAAATCTGCGTACAAGCAGTACAAATTAGAAAGTTACAAGAGCCACCAGAAAATGATACCGACGACGAATAGCAGTATAAATACTAAACTTTTACACCCTGAGTTTAAACGCAGGTTAGAAGCGTTTTTTGCAGATGATAGAATCTCTGGCCGTGTCAAGGTGGTATCTGCTGTGCGTACTTATGCACAACAAAAATACTTGTACGACGGATACAAAAGCGGTAGGGCAGGTTTTAACCTAGCAGCTAACCCTGACCGTAAAACAGCGTCAGGCTTTCAGGGTTCGTATCACATGCAGCAACCAGCGTTTGATAACTGGGGTTATGCCGTTGACTTTAGAATTACTGGGCGTGGTATCAGTACTTCTCAAGTAAACGCTATAGCTAAATCTTATGGTATGGTTGCATACGTTAGAGGAGAGTGGTGGCATCATCAGCCTTGCAAGGTAGTTAAGGGCAAGATTCAGTGGTTTGATGCTCCGGCTTTGAAGGGAACGAAAGCTAAGAAGAAAGTTAAGCAAGACCTTAAGGGTATCGGCGCTGCGTTAGCTGAAATAGAAGATTTGATTCGACGACACCCATTAAAGAAGGGTTCTAAGGGGCAGCCTGTGAAAGTAGTTCAAGGGCTTCTTGGCAATAAAGGGTTTTATCGGTACAAAGTTGATGGAGATTTTGGAAGGCTTACGCATAAGGCTGTTGTGGAGTTTCAGAAGCGTCGTCTATTATATGTTGATGGAATCGTTGGTCCTAATACTTGGAAGGCTTTATTAAGAAAATGAAAGAATATCTAGATTTACTTGAACGCTGCGGAGCGACTTTCGTACAAGCAGCAGTAGCCACGATCAGTGGTAACTCTTTCCTTGAGATGGGCGTAAGCAACTGGAAACTTGTTGTAGCTTCTGGTTTTGCTGCCGTGTTATCTGTTCTTAAAGGTTGGGCTGCTACTAAAGTTGGAGATAGTTCATTCTCGTTGGTTGGTCGTAAGACTCAGCCTGAGGAGATTCTTTACGGAGAAGAATAGGGGTTTTGTATGGCTACAAATTTCCCTAGTAGTTTAGATACTTCGACTCAGCAGCCGACGATTGCTGCGTCGGATGAGATGGATGATTCTGGTAAGGAGCATGATGTTGTTCATACAAATCATTCTGGTGCGATTATTGCGTTAGAGACGAAGTTAGGTACTGGTGATTCTAATGCTGTTGCTGATGCTGTGCTTATGGGTACTGGTTCTGGTACGTCTGCGTGGGATACTTCTCCTACGTTTAAGGGTGCGTTGACTGTTGGTGAAAATGATACTGGCCATGATGTCATTTTTTATGGTGCTACTGGTAGCGCTAAATTATTTTGGGATGAATCTGCTGATACTCTTTATGCAGAGAATAGCCAGATGTATATTTGGGAAGATTCTAGTTCTGCTGTTTTTAACATAGCGTCGCACCATGACGATGAATCTTCTACTCCGCTAATTCAATTTTTAAAGTCGGATGGTTCTCATGCTTCTCCAGCGCTTGTAGATGATAATGCAAGTTTGGGGCGTATGGACTTTTACGGCTATGACGGTGACAGTTACGCTCTAGGCGCTCGCATTCATGTTCGGGCTGATGGCACACCTAGTAGTAGTAGTATGCCAACAGAAATGGTCTTTGAGGTAACTCCAGTAGGTTCGCAATCACCAGTGACTGCTTTGACAATTCAACCAAACGGAAACTGTCTATTCACAGCAGATTCAGACCTCACAGATTTTACGAGTGATGACATTGGTGTTATATCTTTGATGAACACGGACAATGCTGTTGATGATTTTACATGTTTGGATTTTTGGGGCAACACAACGAATGGGCCAAACGCTCGCATTGCTATGAAGTATACAAGTTCTGGTTCTCAACTTCACTTTGGGACTTCTAATGATTACTCAGCCGGTATCACAAATACTGCAATGGTAATTAATAGACACGGATATGTTGGAATTGGAACCACGCTGGGTGACGACATGCCTAGTAACGATGGCACTTTAAGCGTGAAATCAAGTAACGCACCAGTGTTTGCGGTTTACCGTGTTAATAGCATTTCTAGCAATGTAAATTCTTGGTTTATTTCAGATTACAGTGCGACTGGCACAATTCACGCAAAAATTTACAACGACGGAGATATTCAGAACACAAACAATTCGTATGGTTCTTTATCAGATGAACGGTTGAAAGTTGTATCAGCAGCTAGAGATTATTATGAAGATTTAAGGAAACTTGAAGTCGTTAATTACCAGTTCACAAAAAAGACAGAACAAGTTGTTACTACTAACAGTGACGGTGAAGAAACTATTACCTATCAAATTGTTGACAGGGACACTCCGACTATTAAATGTCTTGGGCTTGTTGCACAGCAAGCAGAACAGCATATTGCTGGTTTAGTTAGAGAAGGCGATGACGGAATGAAAGAACTAAAGTATTCCGTATTGACACCTATGCTGTTACAAGCGTTCCAAAAACTAGCTGACAAAGTGGAAGCATTGGAGGGGTAAGTGCGTGGCTGGCATAGCTTACCGTACCTCAACAAACTACAGAAACTCAGGCGCTTACCGGCAATCAACCGTAACCGTAAGCCCCTCAACAATAGCCTGTACTGCGAGTGTTCCGGCTGTAACCGTGACAGCCTTTGCAAATGCTGCCGTTGCGGTAATTGCAGCTACGACAACTGCACCTGCACCGACTGTCACAGGGACAGCTAGTGTAGCTCCTAGTGTGGTAGCGACTGCTGCCACCATGCCTTCAGCAACTATTTCAGGGGCAGCGAACCTAGCTCCTAGTGTGATTGCTGGTGTTGGCGCTATGCCGTCAGCGACTATTTCAGGTACAGCTAGTATTGCTGCTGGAGTGATCGCTGGGGCTGCTACAACGCCTTCTGCGACGATTTCAGGGACAGCTAGTATTGCACCTGCGGTGGTGGCTGCAACGTCTACAGTTCCGTCTCCTGTGCTTAGTGTAAGCCAAGAAATATCGGCTAGTCTTATAGAGGCAACAACGTCTATTGAAGAACTTTTGTTTAACCTTAGATATGTGCCTGTGACTGAGAATATATTGTCACCGTTAGATATACCGCCGTATCCAATTATCAACCCTAGAAGGAACCTGCGGAGATTCTATACTCCGACAGCAAAAGGGCGTAATATATTTATATTAAACGATGGGTCGGTAACGACCAGACAACCGGCAGATATGAGTACAGTTTCAAGAACGTTATATGGTGGGCATGAATCCCCTACTGATTTAACGGATAGCGAATTGAGCGCATTAGCTACTGCTGGGTATAGTACGGAGGTAATTGGAAGTGCCTAGATACGATTACAAATGTAAACGATGCGGAAACGTGGAAGAAATTATACATGGTTTCGACATTGAGCATTCGTTTCATTGCGTTGATTGTGGCAAAGAAATGAGCAAACTTATTTCAGGCGTAAACATTGCGCCTTCTGCTACGCCGTCTCGTAATTCTGTTATTGATTTAGAAGCAACGAAGAAAGCTGATCGGGCGAAGGATGCTGATATGGCTGCGTATAAGCGGTTGCGTCAAAGCGGTGTGCAACCTCCAAAGATTAACGGTTCAGCTCATTTAGAACAGCACGCTGAAACTAAGAACGAAGTTAATACGGGACATATTTATTCCAGTGATTACAGCAGACGAGAGAACGAAAAGTTCTTAAATGACATTGGAGTATAATGACGGCTCAAACGTGGATTGATGAAACAAAAAATTTATTGTTGACAGATTATGTTGAAGAGCATGACACGTTAGGGACGGCGTTAAATGATAGCGAAACAACTGTTAATTTTACGCATGATACTGCTGGTATTGTAGCTGGGTCGATTATTGAAATAGGCACTGAGTTAATGTACGTGTTTAGTATGAACGCTACAACTAATAACGCTACTGTTAAGCGTGGGTTTAGAGGCACTACTGCTGCTGCCCATAGCGCAGGTGATTTGGTGACTGTTAACCCTAAGTTCCCTGCACAGCTTGTATTAAACGCTATTAACGACGAGTTGGCTGATTTGTCGTCACCGCAAAACGGTTTGTATCAAATGAAAACTGTTGAGTTTACGTTTAATCAAGCGCAAGACGGTTACGATTTAACAGGTGTGACTGATGACGTTCTTTCTATTTATCAGGTAACGTATTCTGATGTTGGTTCTGAAGCGTCTGAACCTGTGATTGCTTCATGGACTTTGCGCCGTGACCGTAACACTAGTTCATTCGCTTCAGGGTACGCTTTGGTGTTGCATGATGATGGCTGGGCTGGTCAATCAGTACGAGTCCAGTACAAAACAGATTTTACTGCTTTAGCTGCTACTTCTACTGCGTTAAGCACGGTTGGGTTGCACACATCAGCGTATGATTTGCCTTCTTTAGGGGCTGCTCTTAGGTTGATGTCTACTCGACCTGTTCGACGAGAATTTATTGACGAGCAAGGGTCTAGTCGTAGAGCAGATGAGGTTCCTTCTGGAGCTGTGTCTGCTTCTATGCGTGATCTTCGAGCGTTGCGTGACGGTAGGATAAGCGCTGAAGCTACTAGATTAGACTCTCAGTATCCTTTGTATTGGATGCGTTCAGGTGGGAAGACACAAACTTCTGTATACAGAGGAGTGTAAATGGTTCATAAGGCTGAACGGTTGCCAGTCACATTAACGATTGGTAGCAAGGAGCATAAATACAATATAGAGGTAGACCAGTACCGTAGAACTGCGGTTCCTTTGTTGCGTGAACAGCGAGATACTTCTAATGAGGCAGGCGAGCAATCTATTAATAACCAGTTTTGGTTGAGATCGCAGACGAGTTGGGAGTTAGGCGCTGGTCAAACTTATTTTGACAAAGCTAAATCTGATAGGAGTAGGTTTAATACGTCGTCTGGTGTTGATGTGTGGACTGAAGGACAGTTTTCGTTGTTGCCTTTGTGTGAAACTAAGAACAATGCGTTGTCTTTGACTGCCGTTATTATGAAAATTTTTCGGAAATCAAGCAACGACACCGATTATATGTATGTTGCTAGTGGCAGTACGTTGTATTATTCTTCTAATTTTTCTGCTGCTGATGGGTCGGTTACATGGGCTACGGTAAGCGCTCCTGCTTCTGGGTCTGCTTCAACTATTAACGATATTGCGTCTGATGGAACTAATGTATATATAGCGTATGGGTCTGCCCGTGTTCCCACTGAACAAACGTTAGGTGTTACTACAGCTCCAACTAATTTTGGTTCGTTAAACCCTGATTACTTTGATGTTGTAAGCGGTAGGTTATTTGCAATAGATGGCAAGAACGTATCTGAATACGATTCTGCTGGCGCTAAAGTTTCTAGCAGCATGGATTCTACTTTGTATGATGGCGAGTGGTTAAGTGTAGCTTCTGGTCCAGCAGGTTTTTACATTGCAAGTAACACGGCAGGAACAGGAGTTATAAGTTTCGCTAAAATAGGTAACACTGACGGCCTTTTACAAGAAGCACAACAGGTAGCTGAGTTACCCCGTGGAGAAAAAATAAACGAAATGATTTCGTATGGTGGCTTTCTTGTGTTAGCTACAAGCAAAGGGCTACGTATCGCAACTACTGAACCTACAGCAGGTGGTGTAACATACGGCCCTGTTATAAATGACGCTGGCGAAGCGTACAGTTTAGTAGCTGATGAACGGTTTGTATGGTTTGGTGGCAGCTCAGGGAAAGTATACAGGGCTGATCTGTCAAAGTTCACTGAAACGCTTGTGCCTGCGTGGTCACCTGATTTGGTGTCAGTTGGCGACGGGAATAGTCTAAGCAATGTAACGTATTTGGCTAGGTCAGATGGCAAAACATACTTTGTGGACGCTGGCAATGGTGTGCAAGGGCAACAGTATCAAGGTAATTTAGTTGCTTCTGGCACATTAAATGTTGGTGATATTAGATGGAACACTGAATTTGATAAAGTGTTGCGGACCATTGAATTACGCCGTCAACCTGATTCTCTTACATCTGCTGTGCGTACTTGGGGTGACGCTAACGTAGCATGGGCTGATTCCGACGAGTTTTGGGTAGGTCAAACAGCTTCAGTAGGTGGTTCTGTAACTGCTACGGTAACTAATGACAACAATAATTCTGTTACTACAGGAGCTTTAGCTAATAAAGTTAAAGTAAATGTTGAAGCTGCTGACGGCACAGAACTTATCCCAACGTTGTCTGAATCGTTTAGGTTAAAGTTTAATTTAACAAGAGATGGTACAACAGCAACCGCTGGCCCTATCGTAGAGTCATGGCGAGTCGAAGCATTCGCAGCTCCTACTAGAGTTGACGAAATAGTGCTACCTATAATTCTTAAATCTAGGGTAGCTACGTCACGTGGTATGGGTTCAGCAGCAGGATACAACACTAAGGAAGAATACGAAGCGTTGAACACAGCTATGGTTAACAAGCAAATTGTAACGTATAACGAAGGGTCACGTTCAGAGAACGTAGTCATTGACCAAATACAAATGGCTGCTGAAAAATTAGCTGACGATGGGACTTGGTGGGAAGGGGTATGCACCCTTAGACTACTAACTGTCCCCTAGAATGGTATATGACTAAGATTCTGTATTACGATATTGAGACAGCGCCTAATTTGGCGTATGTGTGGGGCCAGTACCAGCAAGACGTAATTGAACATAAGCGTGAGTGGTACATTATGTGCGTTTCGTACCGTTGGGAGCATCAGAAACGCACGAAGGTGTGTTCGTTAATTGATTTTCCTGAGGCGTATTCTGAAGATCATGAAAATGATTATCACGTTGTCAAGAAAATGTGGGACTTGTTTAATGAGGCTGACATAGTTATAGCCCATAATGGTGACAAGTTTGATATGCGTAAGGCTAACGCTAGGTTTGTAAAGCATGGGCTTGGCCCACCGTCGTCTGTGAAATCTGTGGATACTTTGAAAGTAGCTCGTAGATATTTTATGTTTAATTCAAATCGTTTGAATCATGTGGGTAAACATCTTGGACTTGGGGAAAAAGTACAGACAGGTGGCTTTCAGTTATGGGCTGGGTGTATGCGTGGTGATATGAAATCGTGGAAAACTATGATTAAGTACGCTAAACAAGATGTTGATTTGCTTCGGGATGTGTACTTAGCGTTGCGACCTTGGATGAAGAACCACCCTAACTTAAATATTTTTTCTCAGGAACATGCTTGTCCTACTTGCGGTTCTTATAATCTGCATCGTAGAGGGTTTGCGTATACGCAGGTCAGCAAGTTTCAAAGATGGCAATGTAACGATTGTCATTCTTATAGCAGAAGTAGGCTGGCTGAGAAAAGCGAGAAACCTTCTATCGTTCCTTAGTTTGTAATTGTACTGTAGGTAGATGGCCCGTTTTTTCTTTGTGCTGTCACGAATATTGTTTGCTTCTATGCTTATCATGGCGTTTATTTCGCCTGTTGGAGCGCAAGAACAGAACGTTACGACCTGTGTCGAGGATGAGGAAGATGATTTGTTGCGTTGCACTGTGTGGGTTAATGAATTTGAGGCTGGGCCTACGTTCACGTTGGAAATAACTGAGGATCAAACTCCGATAAATGCTATTACTTTTACGTCTATGACCTGCGATGATTGGGACAATGCGCCTCATGCCTACGCTGCTGATCCTCACATCTGGTTATATAGCGTTGATAGTGAAGGAACATTGACTCTGGTTGCGGATGATGACGACTCTGCGCCTCATAACGATGGGAGTAACATGTGCTGGGATAGCCAATTAACACCCACCCTAGACATAGGGACGTATCAGCTTAGAGCTGACGCTTACGATGACGAACATATAGGAACGTACACAATAGAATTGTCTGGCGGTTCGTGGAGTTTAGATGGTTCAGAACCAGAGCCTGCTCCAACTGTTGACCCGACACCTACTCCAGAACCTACTCCAACCCCTGAACCAGACCCTACTCCTACGCCTGAGCCAACTCTTGAACCTGAGCCAACGCCTACGTCTGAGGAAGAAGTCGAGCCAACGCCTACGCCAACGCCTGAACCTGATCCTAGTCCTCAAATCGACCCCACTCCTGTTCCCACTGTCGAAGATGATGTCCCCGAACCTCCTCTAGAAATCTCGCCCGAACCAGAACCCACACTACAGCCAACCCCAATAGAGATAGAGGAACCAACCACACTACCAGAAGAATTGCCAGAATTGGAATATGAACCCCAAGAGCCAGAAGAGTGGCAACCACCAGCATTGATAATAGAACCAGAGGAAGAAGAAGAATACCCATACAATGATGATATCATCTGGGACTTTGAAGATATAGAATGGGAGGAATACGATTTTGATTTTGATGAGTTACCTGAGATAGAAGAAGAATTTATAGATGAGGAGTTTGAAGATGGATTGGAATTTGAAGAAGAAGAATTTGAAGATTTGGTTGATGAACCTGAACCACAGTTTGAGGAATTGGTGGAGCCAGACGAAGAAGAAGATGCCGAACTGGATGAGGCAGATGTTCTAGAATCAGAGGAAGAAGATATTGAATTTGTCCTTGAAGAATTTGAGGACATTGAAGAAATAGATTTTGAGGAGTTAGATATAGATGAGTTGGACGACGAAATTCTTTTTGAAATATTACAAGATGAAGATAACGTTGAGGAAATTCTTGAAGAGATCTTAGAAGATAACGAGGAGTTCTTTGAGGAGGCTTCTGACGAGCAGGTAGAGGAGCTTTTTGAGGCAGCTCCAGAGATTTTTAATGAGGCTTCTGACGAGGTTAAAGCTGAGTTAGAAGAAGAAGTTAACGTGTACGCTGGGGGTCTTGAAACGTATGTCGCTGAAGATTCAACGATTACTGTTGAGGATCGTCGGGTGGTGATTGCTGTTACAACTGTGACTACAATAGCTTCTGGAGCGATGATCGCAAGACCAACTCCACCACCGCCTGCACCACGGCCAACACCAACTCCAACCCCACGACCTAGCAGTCCGCAAGCTGTTTCTCCCAGTGGTCCCGAAGCTCCAAGGAGAAAAGCGAACGATGATAAAACGTAGAGTTAAAAGAATGACAAAAGAAATTTTTGCTTTGTCTCTTACCGCTGGTTCAACAGGTATCGTGTTGATTACTTTGTCTGGTGAGACTAGGGAGTACGGGATTTGGCTTACCGTAGCGTCGTTTATTTGCCACATGATTGGTGTCGCTATTGATTGGAAAGACGAGTGAGTTTAGAAGCCCTGTTTCTTTTGATACTTACTGGTTGTTTACTGCCGTGGATGGCGTGGGTTTCAACTGTACTTATTAAGATCGAGATTCGTTTAGCTAGAGGGGATGCTGTCTTAGACAACGTAGAAACTACGTTAGCTGACCATGAGCAGCGGATCAGGGCGTTAGAGTCACACCACTAGCTTTATCTAACTGGTGTCTCCACAACAATAACAATTCTGCTGCAAAGTCAGCGTCCATAACTGCTACCTTATCTACTTGTTTCCCTACTGTGGACCTTCTGTCCCCGTGTATGGCAAAGATAACCCACTTGTTGTCGTCTGATACGTTACGTATGCGAGCTATCCATTTAAACAAAGACCATGCTTTACGGTACTTGACTTCCACCGTCACGCCACTATCCCCCAACCAGATGTCATGGGATTCAGTGGAAGCCGAAGTACGTTTAACGTCTTGGTGCCCCCACTCTATCAAGAGATCACGGATAATGTTCTCTCCGACAGTACCTTTTTGTCGTGCTTTGCTCACTGTTTGACGTAAGCGTAGTTATCTATGTACTGGTCGAGCATACGGCGTATCATTGATGACCTTGTACGGCCTTCGTCGATAGCGATATGGTCTACTTTGTCTACTAAATCTTTCGGCATCCGTAATGCTACTAGTTGATCGTTGGCTGTCATTAGAATGGTATCTCCTTTGCTTCTCCAGAATCGTAATCGTATCCGGTGTTTTGTTCTACTTTCTTTTTGTATTCATCGTCGGCTGGTCCTAGCCTGCCTGTACCTGATGAAAAGTTTGATGCCCCTTCAGGCTTTCGTATGACATTGGCTACGTCCCATACGCTACAGTTCCAAGAAGTTTTTGTTTCTCCTTCTTTGTTTTTGTAGGAGCTTTGCGTGAATTTTCCACGCACTATAACTCTAGAACCTTTGCTCGTTTTATCTGCAATGGTTTCTGCTAGTACGGTTGACCCGTCTCTGCTGTCCTCCCATATTGTGAGGTTGACCCAGATGGTCGGGTCGTCCTGTTTCAGAGAGTAGGCAAGTGCGTTTTCGTAGACGGTTTTGCCTGTGCTTTCTATTACTTTCATTGACCAGTCTCTGCCGAGATTGCCGTGAAGGTAATGTGTATGTTCATTGATACTCATTCTTCTCCTTTAGTGAGTTCTTTATGTAGCCGGTAGCTTTCGTCACCTGTCCAGAGACTTAACCCCAGAGAACAGCGCATGGCTATCCGTTTAATCCCGTCGCTGACGCTACTCTTAGCGTTCTGACCTGAGTGTTTACTAGGTCGCTCCACTTCACCTATCTCTTGGATAGTGACCGTGCGCCCATCTATCTGGAACGTGGCTTCCAATATGCAACCCTCAACTATACCTTCAGGGCTGCGTATCAGTTCCACTATTCTCATATCAAACGGGCCAAGATGAGCGAGCAAGAACTGTGTTATGTCTCCGTGACTAACGTACCTGTCGCCTCTGCCGGTTGGTTTAACTTTCACATACGCTTCTGGTATGGGTTTAGCTAACTTCGTTAACTGGGATGTCATCATTATCTCCTTTCAATAATGATTCATGGTAACGGGCTGTAGATAAAGACACATCGGTTGGTCCTACCATTTGGCACAGCTCATTAAATCTACAATACCTACACCCCCAGTAGCCTCCCTTATGAGGCACACCGTAGGGGCTAGGGCTTTCTATTAGCTGGTCAAGTCCATCGTCGTCAAATACTACGGCATCTGGGAGCTTGTCGGAGCTAAGATCGTATTGGACAGAGCGGAACAGTTCTAGTTCAGCGTCAGCTAATTGCATTGGCGACATGTTGTACTCGTAGATAAAAAAATCTAACGGGATTACCCATTCCATGATGTCTCCTGCTTTTGTTTTGCTACGGAAGTCATCGCCTTTAGCTATGTACACTAGGTACACAGCGTCTACTTGTTTGCCTGCTTCTATCATGCCTTTGGCATACAAGCTGGCTTGCACAATGTGTTCTCGCTTAGGAACCCCTGACTTTTTACAGAGGGAATACCCAAACGGACTCATGGTTTTTATTTCTAACAACCTGTATTGGTCATTGACTTTAATTAAACCATCGCAGCTACCGCTAAGGCTAACACCTGAGTAGGACAGATCTATGGGTGTTTCGTACTCTCCTTCAAACTGGTCTGCACATGCTTCTTGCACTACGTTGTGCATGTGTGTGCCTAGCTCGAACGCTAACAGGGTTGTCGTGTCTATGGTGTGGCATTCCTCTGTCTGCAAAGCGTTGAAGCCTCGCTGACGGAGACACGCCCCAGAGTCAGACACCCTACTCAGGGTACCGCACGCTGTTTCCTTGACCTCTCTGTTTCCTTGTAAGAACCTGCCGTAAGCCTGCTCTATATCGCTAGTGTATTCCACTTAACTATCCTTAACAATCTCGCCTTCGTCGGGCGTACCCTCGAAGTCCTTGTTTGCTATGGGTGACAGCTTTCTGCTGGCCGTAAATTCTTTGCCGAACGCTCGCTCCATACGACGCTCGTACACTAAGTAATCTATATATTCATCAGACATATTCTGTATCTCCTTCGTAGTCCCATCCATCAGCAAGCCGGTAATAAGCTACCTTCCTGCCACCGTTGGGGTTATCCATTTTTCTTTCTATCGGAACGCCGTACTCCTCAGACAGTTGCCTGACACGTCGCTGCCAATCTCCAGAGCCAAGACTTGATCTCATATCCTCTCCACTAACAAACCCGTCGTTGCCGACGTAGCTTGCTCTATGTGATCTGGTCAAAGCGTTATGCTTTTCCCAGCGTAGAAAGTCTAAGACTTGTTTGCATCTTAGCCCTGCGTCTTTCAGTTCCTTTGCTGCTTCATGCTCTAACGAGTCAGGGTTTCCTGATCTCGCACGTTCATATAATTGAAGCGCCCTGAATGGGCGACGACAAGTCGGACACACATCGCAGTTGCGAGGGTCACTCATCATCGTCACCGTATTCTCTTTTATAGCCCTCATTGATAGCATCAACTACATCGTAAAGTTGCTTGAGGTGAGGGTTCTCCGTTTCTTCTTCTGGAGTGAAGCCAAGTAATGTAATTTTTGGCATATTAATATCCTTCCTTATGTTTATAAATGTTTCTCTGGTTTGAGAGAACCGCTTGATTGATCTCCGGTCACGCCGGTGACGTATCATCCTGCGGATTCTTCCCATCAGATTGTATCTTCCTCTGACCCGTAATAATCTTTGGGCATACCCTGATTAAGTACGAGGTCATCGAAAAGAAATTGGGTTAATAGGTAATGCAATAACGATGCTTCGTCTGTGTTCATTTCAACAGACCAATCGTATGGGTAAACTTCGCCGGTGTCGTAAGTAATTAATACTTTACTATCATCGGTAAGTCCTAACCTTACAGGCTTGTTTGTGAAAGCCGGATGGTATTGCATATCTTTGTAAAGTGTCATGCCTTCCTTTCTGGGATTACTATAATTGTAGCACACTGTCATCAGATGTCAAACATCGTTCGACCAGTTAGCTCCATTACAGAACTTACAAGTAGGATAATTCTTACTTATCCTGTCAGCGTAAATAGCTCTGCAATCTAAACACCTAACCCAAGAGTCAGGTTTTTTATATGCAGGCTTACGCCTTTTAGGTTTCTCTGGTGAGAAATCAAAGTCCATGTTTCCTTCTTTCTTATTTGTTATTGGTTAGCAACTATATTCCCAGCGCCTTGCGCTTGGATGTTATGGGCGTGCCAGATGTCCATTGAATTATCGACTTCGCCGATGTATTCTTCACCGAACTCGCCGTTATATTCAAAGCGGACCTTAGACCTATCCCCCCACATTTTCATGTGTCCTTGCTCAACCAATTCGCATTCGATTGCATCCAGAACACATTCAATGGATGGGTAAGATCCGTGTCTTGCTCTCTCCTTAAAAGTCTTAGCGACTCCTTCAGAGATTGCTTTGATCTCGCCTCTATTCATGGCTTCCTCCTTTCTTTTTTTTGTTAAATCCTTTTTAACAGGGTATCACACGCTGTCAAGTCTGGCCTTCATCATACGCCAACGAAAGCGCTCCGAAGCCGTCATCCCATGTCTGAAACCCCAGAGTTGGAAAGGGTCTGGCTCATCCTCAACAGACGTAGCAATACACTGTTCAAACACAGGACAAGAATCGCAAATAAATCTACACTTACGATGCTGGTCCGAATAGAATATCGTAGTCATGCCACGACAGCCAGCTTTCTCTCTCCAGTCCATCTTTTTATTTTAGTACAGGTAAACCCCCCATACAGGGAAAGAAGGACCAAACCCGTATGGGGGGCAATGAATAGCTTATCCGAAGACAAGCTCTCCAAACAACCCGTATTGGACAATAATATCTGTCCATTCGACATCGTACATGTTGAGAAATTTCTCATAGTCGTCTGTCTCTGCTGCTTCTTTTAGAACTGCAACAACTTGGCTGATTAAAGAACCAGCTTCGTAATTGACACCTGAACCTTCAGGTTGCATTACAAGACGTTGTGTCCCACTCATAACGGTCCACCAGTCAAGCACAGAACCAGCACCATCTTCATAGTAACTGTCAGAGACGGTCAGCTTGGCGTACCAACCACGACCCTCATCATCAGATACCTCATAGAGGTCAGCCCAATAATTAATACCGCCTTCAATAGCAGTTTCAAATACGTCTTTAGCGTATTGTTCATAACTAATTGTCATGTTCTTTCCTTTCTTTTTTTTATTTATTTATTTTCTCTTTAATATAAGAGATCAACACAGGGACAATAAGCACACTGATTACTGCAATCCCTGAGAGTATCGTGCTTACGATGCTCATGTCTGCTTCAGGATGCATCTAATTCCCTCCTGCGATTTATAGCAAAGTCTCTTAAAGATTCACCTATATAAAGCATTACTTTTAGATGTTCTTCTTCAGTAAATTTCGCTTGCCTAGTTCCATCAGATAATACTCCGTGTATTGACTCTAAGTAAGAGTCGGAAAGAGCATCAATCAACTGAGTTCTTTGTTCTGATGAAAGATTTTCTATATCTTTTTGCAAAGTCATTCTTCTTCCTCCTTTCTGAAACACTTTCTATTAACAAGCGCTTCCCACTACCCACCTAAATAACAGGGGACTATCTTCAGATGGGTAGGGAGCTACGCTCATCAGCTCTAGGATTTACTACCGTGCGTCTGCTCGGTTTACCTTGAATCGTCAGAGTTTGCTAGATCAAATGGTATATCTTCTGCCTCTTTATTATAAATAAGCAGATTACTAGGCTCATCTGAAAAGAATACAGCTTTAATTCTTTCTATTGCCCAGTCAATTTCTTGTTCTGGCATTATCTTTCCCTTCTTTATTGTTGTTATTAGTTTTCGTCAATGTACCAATTATACAAATTATATTTGGATGGTTTCCCAAACTCAGCGATAAACTCTCTACGCTCATTAGCTATGAATGACTTGCACTCACGATAGTTATTTGATTCAAATAGTGGATACTCTTGTTCAGGTAAGCATCCATCTATGCCATACCATACGCTATATTTCATATCTTTCCCTTCTTTATTTATTGTTTAGGCCGAGAAACTTATATCAAAGTCCCAGCTACCATTATTAATAACAGAATCAATGCGTGATTCTATTTCTTCATCGACCCAACCTTCTCTTAAACAGTGCCTAAGAGCTTCTGCGAGAACGTCGTTGTCAATCTCATTGTCCTCTTCACCTTTGAAGAAATCAAGTTCTTCAGGGTTAAGGTTTTCAATGACTAAGGGAACT